TTTGCTCCAAGCAAAGAAGAAGTGCCAACAAAAAATGGATTGGTAAACGTAACAGCCTTTGCTCCTGCTCCGCTTGCAATAACATTACCTTGTTCTGTTCTTCTCTGTAAAGATGCTGTATAGCCTAGCTCCGAAACTTTTATATCCTGTGCGGTATCTCTACTTGTAAGTTTTGCTCTGAATTGAAATCCTCTACCTTTATAAGTTCCGTTAGCAAAAGTCTGAAAGTCAGTATAAGTAGGAGATCCAGATGGATTATCCTGTGTGACTCTTACTAGCATTTCAGCATTTACTTCTGTAGCTGTAAGTCCATCAAAATCTGTAATATCATCAATTAAACCTCTTGAATCAAATAAATCTGATGGGTAAAAACCTTCTGTCAAGAAATGACGTTTAAGATCAAGACTAAATACACCACCTAAATCTAAAGTATCTCCGCCAGCAGTTCCTCCAAAATCATAAGTACCTTCTGGCACAATTCCACCAAAATCATCTAAAGAAGTTACAGCGTCAAAATCTGTAATAGCATCAAACGTACCACCGCCAACTAAATTTAATGTGTCTGTAGTTGCATCAAAAGCAACATTGGTTTTTGTTCCTTGAAATTTAGGACTATCTGTATCTTCTCTTCTAGTCTGTGTAACAAGTGGAGCTAAGTTATCTGGTAAATCAAGAATTACACTTGTTTCTCCTGCACAAAATCTACCGCCATCATCTTGAAATTTTAAAATATATTCGCCTTCAAGATATGGAACTTCCGCAGATGTAGTAGCACCACTAAGAGCTTGGATCAAGTCAGTACTATTAGTAAATGTACCATTACCATTGGTAAGAGGAGAATGTCTGACATATACCCTACCTCCATGAGTAACATCAATATCTGTAGACCTATTCCAACGTAATCTCACTAATTTTTCATTTATTGGTTCGGCTGATAATCCAGTAACATTTGATGGTAACGCAGTTTTACCAACAGCATTGAAAGTTAGATCAGCAGAAGTAGCACTTGTCTGTAATGCAGCATTATAACTAAATACTTGAAACTCATACGTTCCAATATCAGTATTAAATATTTCAAAGTCAGGAGAAGAAACTGTTGTAGAAACAAAGTTTCCGTTATTGAATCTATAGTTAACCTGATACTGCGTAACACCGACAATAGGTTGCCAACTAACGATAAGTTTTGATACTGCCTGATTATTTATTTCAACAATCTTTTCTTCAGCTTGTAGAGCAGAGGGAGGATCTTTGGGAAGATTTAATATTGATACTGTTCTTGTTGGTAAGGTTGCACCATCTTCAATAAATGCGTATTTTTCATTTATGTAAGATAAAGCTGTAATCGCATAATTTATTCCATCAGATTCTTCTACTGTTATCACTCTGAACTTTTGAGCTTGAACTGTATCATTTTGCAACAACCAAACTGTATTAACATTTGGGGTCTGAGAAAAGGCAGAAGATACTGTTATAACTGCACCTGAGACACTTGATACTGACTTACTTTCAACAGTTCCATCAGGTAATATCACACTTAATGTCGGATTATTCGTTGTTGGTAAATCGGTTGCAGCAGAATCATCTATTGTTATCTCTGTGGTTGTAGCAGAACTAACTCTTCCACCTCTTCTTAATCCAGAACGTACAGGATCAGCAATATCAATAACAGCACCAGGTCTGACAATAACACCTGAATCTATAGAGGTTCCAAAAGTAACAATTTCACTTTCATTTTGTTCAGTAAATAAAATAGCTTTTGCTAATCTTCTAGCTTGACCCCTTGATGTACAGGCAAACCCTTTTACCTGTTTAATAATTACTCCAAACTTTGCTATAGCAGCAGCATCTTCATAAACCTCATAATCTATTTCTCTACTGTCCATATTAAAGTAAGAGACAGAAATTACAGTATTTCTTGTTTTTAATCCACTTCCTGAATAACTAAATCCTTCTGAAGTAACATTAGCTAAATTAAATAAATAACTTGCATCCTTTGGACTATCTTGAGCAAGTTGAATACTACCAGCAGACCATATCGGCATACATCTCATAACACCAGCTAACTCATTTATAAGATCAAATGCTTCACTAGATGATTGAATATTTACATTGCAACTGAATCTAGCTTCCTGTCCTCCGAATCCATCATCAACAAGAGTATTAGCAAACTTACTTGCAGTAACAAAAGAGAAAAGATCAAGAGAACTATCAGTTATATGATTGCCGAATCCATATCGTGTATCTGTGAGAAGATCAAGTAACACCATCGCAGGACATGAACACCATTGAGCAGCACCCATAACTCCATTAAAAATATATCCATCGGGATAAACAATACGACCAGTTGTACTATCAACAGTAGGAGTGCCAGAACTATTTGCACCAGCACCAGGAATCCTTATCTTTATTCCTCTGATACGATATTTTCTTGTTGGTATTGATTGAAACTGCATTGAGTCCAATCGAACAGAAGCATAAGCACTATTGGCATAAGTATTAGCATCATCAATTATTTCTCCAAAACTTGTCCATTGAAATGCGTCTTGCAAAGTTGAATCTGAACTATCAGCAGTAACTCTGCTAACTCTTATATCAACAGGAAAAGCACCTGTAAAATTTATTCTGTAATCTCTTTGATAAGCATCAGCAGTTCTTCCTGTAATCGTGTCAGAGATAATATCAGTAAAACCACCAGAATTATATTGAACAGCAATTTTTAATGAAACAGATGATCCAAGTAAATCTCCTTTATCTGTTGCTTTTTGTATTTGAGGAAAAGTTATTGTAATGTTTGCAGCGTCAACATTTGAATTTGTTATCTGTCTTGTAACAGGAGAAGATTGAGTTACAACTACTCCTACTGCTGTAATAGAAGAACTACTTTCAATGCCCTCAACTTTTGTTTGACCTGACGTACCAAAACGAGGATTAAATGTTACATCTTGAAAGTTAAAATCAGTTGTAGCTGGATTAGTTGAATCAGCAGTTGATTTTAAAACAGGAGTATCATTTAAAAATACATCTTTTAATGCAGCATT